CATCACCACCAACTGAATTAATGTGGATGTAGATGATATCATTCTGTTGTGCGTTGCGCATAACGTCAAACGTATCGATGTATTCTTCTGACTGTTTGATGTCACCATTCAGATAAATGTTGTAGATGTATCCGATTGGAATGGGGTTTCTTACAATATTTGTCACATTAACTTCTTTCATAATATCACTCACAATACATGATTCCTATGGATTTTTGCTCCAACAAAAGAATTGTAGTATTCCTCAGGCTTCAATAAAACATCAAACTCCATTTGATACTTTAATTCCCAATAACTACATTCACCTTTCGTTTTACAAAGTTTCAAGATCTCACGCCTAAATCTCGATTCACCACTTTCTTCAACTAGTAACTTTACCTCTTCACTAGATCCAAAATATTTTTGCCAATCCGACTCGGACTTGACGATTCGTTTTCTTGTCTTACCTTTAAGGGGTGGTTTCTTCTTTGTGCTCCAAAACCACTTCTTACCGATATACTTTTTGTTGTTATCCGTGTCAGTGATCTCATATACAAATCCGTAATAGTCACCAATCATTTCAGAAGTAAATTCTTTACTTTCGTATATCCACATTATTCCTTTAGCAAATCATCGTCATCATGCCACTCAAACATCTCGTCATCCCAATCTTCATCGCCATTAAGTTCATGAATAAAGTCATCGTCTAATTCTGCAGTACAGAAAGGACAATGTTTGGGCTCGGTCTCAACATCCACGTAGTCTAATAAAAACTCCGAATTACATTCCTCGCAAAATACTCTAATAGTTGTCATAGTTACTCCTATATTTATGACGCATCTCCCCAGACATCATCCCACTTTCCAACCATAGCACCCTTTGCGTAGTCAGTGCTGCGGTTCTCAAAAAAGTTAGTGTGTGTTGGGGCGTTAATCATTGCTTCTACCCAAGGTAACGGGTTACGTTTTACTCTGAAGAGACCTTTCATGCCTAGGCTAATTAGCCTTCTATCTGCGATATAACGAATGTATTTCTTGACTTGTTCTGCAGTTAAATCTTCCATCGCTCCCATACTGAAAGTTAAGTCGATAAACTTGTCTTCTAACTCGACCATTCTTTCTGCGATAGTGTAGATTTTACTTTTTAGATCGTCTGTCCAAATGTCTCTGTTTTCTTCAATGTATGTACGGAACAACTTGATCATAGACTCAGCATGCATTGTCTCATCAACAATACTCCAAGTTACAATCTGGCCCATACCTTTCATCTTCCCATGTCTGGGAAAGTTTAGTAACATAATAAATGAACTAAACAACTGCATTCCTTCCGTAAACGCAGAAAATACCGCAATGTGTTTTGCGGTTGAAGACCTATCGCCGTTCTTCGAAGATATTCCAAGAACATAGTCGTGCTTCTCTTTCATCTCTTGATATTCGAGAAACTCAGAATAGGTAGATTCAGGCATCCCCACAGTTTCTATTAGATGCGAGTAAGCAGCGATGTGCAGCGCCTCACGAGCGGCAAACCCCATAAGCATCATTCGAACCTCTGGTTGAGGAAAATATGGTAAATAATTTTTTACGTATCCACCGGCAACATCAATGTCACCTTGCGTAAAAAACCTAAAGATATTCGTTAAAAAATATCTTTCTTCGTCGGTAAGTTTTTTCTTCCAATCTTTTACATCTTCCAACATTGGAACTTCTGTATGAAGCCAATGACTCTGTTCATGTTTGAGCCATGCATCATACGCCCAAGGATAGTTAAAAGGCTTAAAGTAAGTTCTCTCGTCTGTTAAAACTAATTCTTCCTTTTTCATATTATCCCTCACAGGCTAGACACAGATCGCCTTCAACGATTGCTTTCATATCTAGTTCCTTGATTGCTTCCCTTTCTATTCTCTTTGCGACTTTATCTGCTTTTCCTATCTTCTCCGAACGGCAATAGTATAAAGTCTTCAATTTTTGTTTCCACGCCATAAAGTGTACTGCGTGAATATATTTTAAATTTGCATCAGGTCTAAAAAACAAATTCAATGACTGTGCTTGATCAATGAAAGTTTGTCGATCTGCGGCGTGTTGTACAATCCATCTCTGGTCTATTTCCATAGATGTTTTGAATACGTCTTTTTTGTAATCATCTAACCAAGTAAGATGTTGAACAGAACCATCATTTGCGATGATCGAACTCCAAGTATCTTCATACCAGTTAGTAGGTTTTTCTTTGGACTCTTCTGCAATAAGTTCATCCAAATACTTATTCTTATGTAAGAATGAGCCTGAAAGAGTATCTTGACGATACGCATTTGCTCTATACGGTTCAATAGACGGTGACGTGTTACCCATAATGATAGACGATGATGCGTTAGGTGCAATCGCCATCATATGACAGAAACGTTTTCCCGTTCCATTAGCGTCAGGTGCGACACCACGTTCTTCACCCAACTCTAGATTTACTTCATTTAATTTCTTACTTATATAGTTGAACATTCTGTTGTTAGCGGAGACAGCCATCGCACTCTCCCACGCAAGATTGTTCTTCTGTAGATACGCATGAAATCCTAGCGCACCGATACCGATACTTCTCTCACGCATTGCACTATACTTAGCACGAGAGATAGCGGCGGGAGCATTGTCAATAAAATACTGAAGAACATTATCTAGCATCTCTGCGACATCACGCAAGAACTGCGGATTCTTACTCCACGAATCATAGTACTCAAGATTGACAGACGATAAACAACATACAGCCGTTCTGTCTTTATCTGTAGGTAGAATGATTTCAGAGCATAGATTAGATTGTCTGATAGACAATCCTAAGTCTTTCTGTGATTGTGGCATCGCTTCGTTAGATGTATCAATAAAGTGAATGTACGGTTCGCCCGTCAGCATTCTATTTTCGATAATCTTTTGCCACAAATACTTGGCTGAAATAGTTTCACGAACCTCACCACTGTTTGGATCTTTCAATTCCCACGTATCATCATAATTAGAATCGATCATACATTTTTCGATTATATTCATAAAGTCGTCTGTGATGTTGACGCCGTGGTGTAAATTTAATGCTCTCATATTAGGATCGCCAGTAGGCTTTCTCATTTCTAAAAACGAAATAATATCTGGGTGTGAGATGTCAAGATACGTTGCGTAACTACCTCGACGAGTTCTACCTTGCCGGTATGCAAGGCAACTTGCGTCGTATGTTTTAAGGTGTGGCATAATACCAACAGACTTTTCATCCGAACTGCGAATGCCCACACCAATACCAACACCCCCACCGAGCATACTTAACCAGTTAACTTCAGACAAGCATTCGACTAAACCTTCTGCGCTATCGTGCAGATAAGGCAAAAAACACGAGATAGGCAATCCTCGTGCACTTCTACCAAACGACAATATTGGTGTGGAGTAAGACAGCCAATGGCGACTGCTGTAATCGTATAATCTTTGTGCGTGTTCTGGGTTACTTCCAAACTGTGAACTTACAAATGCAAATCTTTCTTGCGGTGACTCTTCATCCTCCCTCATGTAAGACTCTTTGAGTCTTTTGATTCCTAATTCATCAAACAATTGATCTCGTGAATATTCTACGGTGATTCCATGTACTACTTCTTTCATTTCTTTTTATATTCTCCAACCGTTAAACTCTAGCAGCAATCTCGCTCCTGAAAACGTTCTTGCTTTGATAGTAGAAATCAATTCATTCGACTCAATTGACGATTTCACTATCATGTCATTTATGTCTTTTTCGCAATACGATTTTGGCCATATGCATAGAGAAAATCCCTCATCAATTGCTTTCTGCATATTTTTAACGATTTGATCGTTTCGTGGTTCGTTATCGTATATCAAAACAAGTTTATCTTTCGGCAGATGATCTGCCACGACTCTCAAGTTTGCATTACCGGAAGCTACACTATTAGGTAAAAACAAACTATCAATCGGTCCCTCTGTCACATAGATTGGTTTAGCCAAGTCTATGTTATGTATACCAAAAATCATAGGATCATCTTCATCGATCTTTAGATTTAGGTATCTAAACTGTTCCCCTCGAATGCCTCTCGCTGTTAATCCGACAAGTTTATTATCCTTATTGTAGAATGGAAGTACCATCCTAGGCTCGTTTGTGATAATCTTGTCTTCGTATCCAGGTGCTAATTTTTTAAGATCTTGTATATTCTCGACATAGTAAAGGGTATTATATCTATCTTCAGGAATCTTTCTAGAACGCACGTATTCAACGATTTCATGATCTTCACTCAAATTTTTTATTGGCGTTAAAATTCGATCGAACAATGTTTCCGTTTGAGAGTTTCCAAACTTGAGTGGTTTGAAAACATATCCATGATCCTTGTGGGGCTTGCGTCCAGTGTCGCCCTCAGAGTACCGTTCCAATTGATACTCTTTATATAGATTCGAATTAACATGCTTAATTAGATTTCCAAGGCTCATTCCAACTAAACAGTTGTGACAGTGATAGAAAAGTCCACCTTTCTTCGGAAAGATGTATCCTCGGGCTTTTGTCTTGCTCTTCTTACTGTCACCGCATACTGGACATCGGAAGTTGAAATCGCCACTTCCTTTGCGTTTGAATTGATCTAGGTGTATAGACAGAATACCAACATACTTTTGGTCTAACCACATGCTCATAATGTATACTCTTATTCCGGAAAGGAATGATAACAAATTTTGACTATAAAGTCAAGTTATCTACCGGTAAACATTCCTGTTTTTCCGTATCGAAGAAACAGCATTGCGCCTGTCGTTTCATCTTCGATAATAATAGGACGATTAGGATACTTCAATCCATACTCTCGAATAGCACACCCAACTTCATCATCACCGACACACCTTACTGTAAGTTTGTGAAACCT